TGTTACGAGCAGCATCGTTTGCGACCACTATACCCTCAGATATTATACGATCAATAGCCTCATAGTATATTTGTTCTTCACCCTCTAAACCAAGAACTGCACCGATCATTAAGTTACCACCAATATCTTTACCTAAATTTTCAAACTCATCACCATAAGTAGCTCTAACTTTTTCAGTATTTTCTTTTAATTTTTCACTAGCCGTAATTCTTTGTCCTTCTAAACCAGCTTCAATAGCTCTCGCTATTTCTGGATTACTAAGTAATTCTTGTAACTGTGGTGCAAACTCTGGTCCCAGAGTAGAAGCAAGCAAACCTAGATCATCTAGCTCCAAAGTTTCTAATTGCTTCATTTGTGACTTAAAAATTTCTGCGAGAGCTAATCTTTCTGCAAAGTTTTTTGCCATTTCCTCTGCTGTCATAAGTGTTACATCTGGCAGTGATTCGAAACTTTGAACAAAAGAATCTGTAGATTTTTTCATATTATCTGTAACAGTTGAATAGACAGTATCTAGTTGTAGTATTGCTTCTTTTTCTGCCTGAAGTGCTTTTTCTGTTTCAGTAAGCTGTTTATTTTTTTCTATATATGCTTTGATCTGAGATTCTTGCATTTCTCTGAGACCAGATCCAAAATCAGCTAATCTCTTGATACCAAGAGCTTCCATAGCATCATTTCTGATCTTCTGATCTCTTTCTTTTTCATATGCAGTAGTTGCTGCGGCAATTTCTTTAGCTATCTTTAACTCTATTTCTAATAATCTATTTTGTTCTTTTAAACCATTTTCAGCATCATTCAAATATTTTCTATAATCACTTGATTGGAAAGCCTTAAACAACAATTCCATTTGTTCTTCTGTTTGTGAATTTATAGTAGATAAATAACCTGAATATTTCTCAGCAAATTCTTGGAACTCTTCAAAAGTCTTGATTGTTCCATTTCTTACAGCATTTCTAAGATCTACACCCAAACCTTGTGTAAGAAGATCATCAGCAACATCTATGAGATCTTTATTTTTTTCAATAGTTGCATCTAAATCATTTAAATATGCTACTCTTTCACCAGGTGTTCCTGCGAGTCCCTCAATAATATTTCCTCGTACTTCTCTTCTATCTTCCTCTTGTAATCTATTTAGTGCCCTGGCATATTCATTTGTAACTTCAGTAAGAGCTTTTATAGTATTTTTTGTGACTTCACCATCTTGCGCAAAGGCTTCAAGTGTTCTTTGTAATTGTTCAGCTTCACCTTTTGCATTCATCATTTTGACAGCAAAAATAGTTAAAGCACCTACAATTGCAGCGATCCAACCTACTGGTCCTGTAAGAGCTAGTCGTAGAGCAAATCCTAACTGTTTAACTCTTTTTACGAGTGGCATTAAAATATTTAAAGCTCTTAATATAACTAGTGAAAAGCCAGTAGTTAGTCCAATCAAAGTTGGTAATAATAAATTAAATTCTCTAAAACCTAAAATTGTTTCTTGTATCACATCATTAAAACCTTTTGCAGTTGGCATTAATTGATCTCCTAGAGAAACTTGTAATTCGTTAAAAGCGTTTTTAGTAATTTGTAATTGTGCCTCTAAAGTCGTATATCTCTTTATAGCCTCATCTGTTGCTGCTGTATTTTCTTCAAATGCTGTTCTACCTGTTTCTAAAACTCTAGGTAGAAGATCACCTGCCTCAGCTAAACCTAAAATTGCTAGAGTTGTTCTTCTTTGAGATAGTCCCAGTTTTTCTAGAACAGTCATGGTATCTTCACCAGATTTGTTCATTTCGGCAAGACCTTCTATAAATGCCGCAGCTGCCATAGCAGGATCTTCACCAAACATTTGTGCAAATCCTTCTGATGAAACTTTGCCTGATCTTGCAGCCACTTTTGAGAACATATCAGCTTCGTCACCAGCTTGGATTATTGCTGATTGAATACTTTGAAATACACGAGCTACAGCAGTACCACCAGCCTGAGCTGGAACACCAATTGCCTGAAGTGCCGTAGCAAAAGCAAGTGCATCTTGTGTAGTAGCACCAACCTGCGCTGCTGCCTGTGCAATACGCAAAACTGTAGTCATAATTTCTGACTCTGTAGCTGCGAAGTTGTTTCCTAAATCTACGATTGTTGAAGCTAAATTGGAAAAGGTCTCACCATTAGTTTGTGCAATAGCATCTAGTCTAGCTAAACCAAGAGCTGCATTATCTACAGTTAAGTTAGTAGTTGTTGCAAGAGTAGAAACTGTGGCAATAAATTCTGGTAAGTTTTGAACTGCAATACCTAACTGACCACCAAGTTCACCAATTCTAGATAATTCTTGAGCAGAAACAGGTATAGCAGTTGACATACGCAAGATATTTTGTGCCAAATCTGAAAATTCTTTATCGCTTGCTTCTACTGTTTTTCTAATACCTGCGAAAGCTGACTCGAATGCTGCGCTAGCTTGTATAGCTTTTACTAACTCAAATGTTACAGCAGCAATACCGACCATAGCACCTGTGATCATAGAATACTGAACAGCCTGCATTCTTTTTGTAGCTTCGGACATAGCCTTACCACTTTTTGCTAGGTCAGCTTGTAATCCTTCGGCAACAGGAGTTGCACCTATGATCAGTTTTAAAAATCCGACTTTAGCTTGTACTGGAGGCATCTTCCTTACCTATTCTTTTCTGATCCGAGATCATTTCATCTATACTTGTTGCCTGTCTTTGACGACCTGATCTATTTCTGCGTTTATCTAACTCTTCCTTATACCAGTTTTTTGGTGGTTCATCGGATAACGCTTCCTTTGGATCTTCACCATTAACAATGGCGTTATATTGTGGTCCAAAGAATAAAGACTGGTCTATAGGTATTGTACCTAATAATCGCCAAAATTTACGCCATTCTAATTTCAAAGGTTCTAGAATGTTATAGATTTTGTTAAAGTCGGATTCGACTGATGACCAATCATTAATTATATCCTCAGTCGAGTAACTTATTTTGGGGTATCACCCTCGTCCTCTTCAGGTACGACTGCATTAAGATCTTCTGGTTGCATACCATATTCAGTCATTAGATATTGTGATATTTCTTGAAGTGTAGGTAGATCTACCTTTGCAGCAATTTTTGTGAAGTTATCTTCACCCATAATTGCTATAAACCACTTCGGAAGATTTGGTGCCGCGATAGAACCATCTTCTTCTAGCCAAGTTAACTGTGTCAGTATAGTCTCGGCTGTCAGAAAGGGTGGGAAAGTAAAACTTTCTTCTCCTACCTTAACCTCTATAGGTTCGGTATTTAGTCCTTCTTTCGCAGCACTAAAATCTTTAAAACGCTTACTCATTATTCCTCCAATCGTTATGAGTTAATTTAGTTTACGACACCTTCTGTTGTGCCATTAGTATTTTCTACTATTCTAAATAGATTTTCTTTTCCATCAGTTGTTCCGACAGATTGAGCTGTAGAACTTGGTACTAATATCTTGAACTCAACAGCAATAAGCACTTTTTGAGGTGCTTTTTGGTGAGCCATAGAAAATGCACCTACATTAACTGCTCTAGGTATTTGAAAATGTCTTATGTTTCCTGAAGGTCCTTCAGTTATTAACAATAATGACTTTTCGCCATATCCAGTTGTAGCTGGTGGGACTAAGGTATCATAACCAGATGAATAAGCGCTATCATCTTCAGTTAATGTACCTCCACCAAAAGCTGTTTGTAAGTTAGACAAACTAGCTTGTGCGAGTGTACCAGTAATTCTGATCTCTTGTGCAGTTTTGACTGATTTAATAGGATCAATCTCTTCTGCAACCATGATGTCCTCAAAAGACTTATCGTATTCTAAGGTCCATCCATCTTCGGAATATCCTACATCTGACCAGCTATTGCTGATTTCTGCCCACTCGGTTGCTGTAGTTGTATCTTCCTCTGGGAAAGCTGTACCTACATTGGCGACATAAAGAACGCCAGTACCGATTAGAACATCAGATATAGATCCTGATGTATTATATGATGTTGTTGACATACAATACCCTTCTACTCTTGTTACTTATACTTAATATGTTTGCAAACATATCTTTATTCTTCCTCTGAGGCATACCACTCGTCAGAACTGTCAGGCTTTTCAACAAACTCATCTACAATATTGTCTATTGTAATTTCGGATTCAACAACTGGTTTGACTTCCCAATTTTGATCTTCTGTGATAAATCTAGGTATGCTTAGATCTTTCCACAAACGACCTTTTGAGTCTTTAAGTCTTTTCCAATTAGTTTGACTAACTTCTTCCCATTTATTCTTAGTAAATGTTATGCCTGTTTCGGCATCACCGATTGCATCGCTAGGATACATCGGATTAACT